TCAGTATCAATTTTCGATTATTCTTTATATATTTAAATATATAGTAATTTAAATTGCAAAATATATTTTACCCTGTATTTTTTTTATCGGTAATTCTTATTAACGTAGAATGCACTTGAGTTTCGATTACTAATAGAAACTTATTAACGAATTGAAAGTAGATTAATAGATAACATTTAGTATTTATTAATAATAAGAATTGATTGGCGATTGATTAGTAATTGTTTATATAGTACGCTGTACTACTTTGGGTCCTAGTACAAGAGTAGTACAGCGGGTTATTTCGAGTCCCGGAGTTAATGTAGGCACCGCCCACGAAAGTTGTTTCGATTAATCGAAAACACACTTCGCCTAAGGATCGAAAAAGCGAAACCGAGCATCTTAGCATCTTTTTTTAGTGTGCGCTATATTTTCTTTAACGTATTCACATCATGGCGTTAATAAGCAGATCCGAAGCCGCACGCGCCCTAGGCGTGTCACCCGAAGCCGTATACGCAGCAGTGAAAAGCGGAAGATTATCGGTCAAGAAAGACTCATCTGGCAAGCCTGTTGTGGATAGCGAAACAATGCGAGAGGAATGGGCTAGAAATACGCAAACAAGAATCGGTATCGGGCCAAAGGCCGCTGGGCAGGGTAAAGAAAAGAAGCCTTTACGCAGCCGCGAGGAGAGAATGGCCGCTGACAGCAACCAGCCAAGAATCAGTAAGACCCAGGAGTCTATTCCCGACTATGACGAGTCTCGCGCCCGTACTGAGCACTTAAAAGCAGAACTGCTCGAACTGGATCGACAACAAAAAGAAGGACTCTTGGTCAAAGCGGAGGACATCGCATTGGAATGGTCGGAAATTATCACTCGTGCAAGAACGAAGCTATTAGGGATACCAACCAAGGCAAAACAGCGAATACCAGACTTAGACACAGACGCTATTGGTGTTTTAGATGATATTGTGCGCGAAGCACTAGAAGATTTGGCTGTTGACAGCGAATAACGTAGAAAAACTAAGAAATTCAGCCGCTTTAGCGTTTAAACCGCCAAAGAAGATGACTTTAAGCGAGTGGGCGGACTCTTATGCCTACTTAAGCGCAGAATCAAGCGCAGAAGGCGGAAGATGGCACACCCTGCCTTATCAGAAGGGAATAATGGATGCAATCACTAATCCGAAGATCGAGCAGATCAGTGTGATGAAAAGTGCCCGTGTCGGGTACAGCAAAATTCTTAATCACGTCGCGGCCTTTCATATTCACCAGGATCCATGCCCGATCATGATTGTGCAGCCCACGATTGAGGATGCACAGGGCTATTCCAAGGAAGAGATCGCGCCGATGTTGCGCGATACTCCTTGCCTTAAGGGTGTGGTGAGCGAGGCGAAGTCAAAGGACGGAGCCAACACGATCCTGCAGAAGCAGTTCCCAGGGGGGAGCTTGAGCCTGGTAGGTGCAAACAGCCCTAGAGGGTTCAGGCGTGTCAGTCGTCGCGTGGTGCTGTTTGACGAAGTTGATGGCTATCCACCTTCAGCTGGCACCGAGGGGGACCAGATCAAGCTTGGGATTAGGCGTACTGAGTATTACTGGAACAGGAAGATCGTGGCGGGGTCAACGCCAACGGTTAAAGACTTCAGCCGTGTGGAGCGAATGTTTCTGCAGGGTGATCAGAGGCGCTATTTCGTGCCATGCCCTGACTGCGGCCACATGCAGTACTTGAAATGGTCAAACATGAAGTGGCACGACAACGACCCTGACACAGCTAGTTACTGCTGCGAGAGCTGTGGCGTATGGATTCCAGCAGCAAAGAAACGTTGGATGGTTGAACGCGGCGAGTGGCGGCCCACCGCGCCTGGTAATGGTAAACATGTTTCGTTCCACATTTGGGCGGCGTATAGCTATAGCCCTAATGCGAGCTGGTCAACGCTGGTCGAGGAGTTTCTTGATGCGAAGAACGACGCAGAGCAGCTGAAGACATTCGTGAACACTGTTCTGGGCGAGACGTGGGAGGACGAATATGCGTCCAAGGTGGGCGCAGACGCTCTCAGCGAGCGTTCAGCTGATGAAAAGTACAAGCAGGGCGTGGTGCCTTCGGAGGCATTGTTACTCACTGTTGGCTGTGACACGCAGGATACTTGGCTCTCGCTCAGTGTTTGGGGATGGGGCCGTGAGGAGCAAGGTTGGTTGATTGACAGGGTGAAAATTTACGGTGATCCGTCACGCAAGGAAGTGTGGAAGCAATTGGATGAGATCGTGCAAACTCCGTACAAGTCTGAGGATGGCCGTGAATTGAAGCCAATGGTCGTAGCCATCGATAGCGGCGGTCACCACACCAGCGAGGTTTACCAATACGCGAGAGAGCGTCAGAGCTTGGGCGTTGTTGCGATCAAGGGCATGTCAACCAAGAACAAGCCGCCAATTGGCAAGGCAAGCAAGGTTGACCTGAATGCGCAGGGCAAGACCCTCAAGAAAGGAGCACAGGTGTTCCCGGTCGGATCAGACACGATCAAGTCACTTTTGTTCGGCAGATTGAAGCACAACGATGTCGGCCCAGGGTATTTGCATTTTTACCCAACGGTTGATAAAGATTATTTCGAGGAATTGACTGCAGAAAAACAGGTGCTCAAGTTCAGAAATGGTTTCCCTGAGCGGATCTGGGTAAAAAAGAGCAGCGCAAGAAACGAAGCATTGGACGAGCTTGTTTACGCTTACGCGGCATTAAATCGCGTGTATCAAATCAAAGACCGCAGAACGCTATGGGATCAGATGGAGAGAACGCCTGAAGAGCACAAAGAGTCCAAGCGTTCAGCTTCGGGTAAACGAACTCAGAAAAGTTTCGTTAATCAGTGGTAAGAGTTAGACTGCTCAATATCAAGTGACTTATGTAGATGGCAATCCCTCCATCCATAACAAGCGGCGTGGATGCGGTATGGGTTGATGCCGAGACTGTTGACGTGTTTGGCGATGCTGTAACTAGCTCCACGCACTCTTTGGTCTATTACTTACGCCTAAACACTCAATCAGAGGGCGTCACTGCAGTAGCGGTCGCGTATCAGAGCGGCTGGAAGACTACTTTGACCGCTGCTGTTAGCGGCTCGATGCTGGCAGACCCTAATTGGTTCTTTCAAGCCGTTTTAACAAAAACAAGCGATAGCACTGTTCAGGAGTACAGCAGAGGACAGATAGAGGTTCGACCGTCCTTGGCCTACACGGGCACGCCTGGCGCTTTTGATGGCAGGACACAAGCGCAGAAGGATCTTGACGCAGTAAAAGCAGCCATCAGGTCCATCGTTGCTGGCGGGGCCGTTTCTGAGTACAAGATTGGGAGTCGAAATTTAAAGCGATATGATCTTTCAGAATTGCTCGAACTTGAATCAAGATTGAAGTCTATTGTGGCTAAGGAGAATAAAGCCAAGTTGATCGCCTCTGGCCTCGGCGATCCACATAATCTCTACGTTCGGTTTAACAGAAGCTGATGGGAATTCGTACACGATTTTTGAGAACACTCGGATTGCAACGAGTTCCTCGCGAGCAGCCTCGCCGTCGCCGCAGTTATGCGGGTGCAATCGTTTCGCGTCTTACCAGTGACTGGATGAGCACTAGGGCCAGTGCTGACGCGGAGATTCGTAACAGCTTGAGCAAGTTGCGCGACCGTTCGCGTGAGATGGTACGGAATAATCCGTATGCAAAGCAGGCAAAGCGCACCACTCAGGTCAACGTTGTTGGCAGTGGGATCAAACTTCAGTCTCAAGTTCAGCAGGTTCGGGGCCGGAAGCCTAGTGAAGCGATCAATCGCCTCATTGAAGAGAAGTGGCATTTATGGACCCGTGCCCAGTATTGCGACGTTGCTGGTCGGCACAGCTTCCACATGATGGAATGGCTGGCGACTGGTGCTTTGCCTGAGTCAGGTGAGGCGTTGTTTCGCATCATTCGTCGCCCGTTTGGTGGTAGCAGGGTGCCATTAGCCCTTGAGATGATTGAGTCAGATGTGCTCGACGAGGAGTATCAAGGTCCAACGCTTGCGAAGCTCAACGAGTGGAGAATGGGTGTTGAGATTAACGAGTGGGGTCGTCCTGTTCGTTATGCGTTCTTAACTCGTCATCCTGGTGACTATTGGTTTCAAAATGCACCTCAGAAAGGTGACAAGCATGTTTTTCTGCCTGCAACAGACGTAATTCATCTTTTTATTCCAGAACGTCCGCAACAGCATCGCGGTGTGCCTTGGTTCCATTCAGTGATGGCTGATGCGCATCAGCTACAGGGCTACGAAGAAGCCGCTGTGATTAGGGCTCGCGCTGGAGCTTCTGTGATGGGATTTGTCACAAGCCCAGAGGGTGAGCTTGACGGTGATGACGTTGAAGGTGATCGCAGGATTAGTGAATTTGAGCCTGGGATGTGGAAGTATTTGGAGCCTGGTCAAAATGTGAGCGTTCCAAACATCAGCTCGCCTGATCAGCAGTACGAGATGTTTGTTAAAAACAAGGTCAGGCGTTTTGCGTCAGGTTTTGGCTGCAGTTATGAAACGTTATCGCGTGATTTCAGCGAGACAAATTACAGCAGCAGCCGCTTGAGTTTGCTTGAAGATCGTGAGCACTGGAAGGTTATTCAGTCTTATTTGATTGAAAATTTCCATAATCGTGTGTTCCGCGAATGGCTTGATCTTGCTGTGTTGGCTGGGGAGCTGCCTTTTGATGATTACGACGCACGTCCTGAGCGTTATGACACTCCCAGATGGATGGCTCGCGGCTGGGATTGGGTTGACCCATTGAAGGAAGCAAAGGCTTATCGCCAGATGGAGCAGGCTGGTTACATGACCAAGGCTCAGATCGTCGCGAAGCTTGGCGGAGACTTCTTTGACAACCTCACCGAGTTCTCTCGTGAACAGCAAGCAGCCGAAGAGCTTAATGTTGAACTTGATCGTGACATCATTGATGAACTCCCAGAGGAGGTTGAGTAATGCCTGCTATGCCAACTAAAGGTATGCGCGAAGAAGCGCAACGCTATAGAGATTGGAAAGAGGATGGCCGCGATGGTGGCACTGAAGTAGCCGCTCGTCGCGCCACTCAAATTCTCAGCGGCAATGAACTCAGTGATGACACAATTGTCGAGATGAGTGCTTGGTTCGCTCGCCACGAAGTAGACAAAAAGGCGGAGGGCTTCAGTCCTGGCGAGGAGGGCTACCCTTCTCCAGGCCGTGTCGCCTGGGCTGCCTGGGGCGGAGACGCTGGCAAGGCTTTTTCTGATCGCACTGTTGAATCTATGGACCGCTCAATTGACGAAGAGACCAGGGCAGAACCCGACGAACTAAAAGTTGGTGATTTCGTGCGTTGGAACACTCCTGGCGGAAACGCTCAGGGCAAGATCACAAAAATCATTCGCGATGGTCAGCTCGACGTACCTGGCGCAGAAGTTGTAATTAATGGCGAGGAAGACAACCCTGCAGCGTTAATTCAAATTTATCGCGAAGGAAGTGAAGGTTGGCGTGAGACTGATGTTTATGCAGGGCATAGATTCAGTACACTGAAAAAGATCGCAGCCTTACGCGCAATGGAACTTACTACGGAGGTGCCAGATGTTGTCGCAGAAGAGAGTTCTAAACAAGAATTGTCTCGCGATCTTGAAGGTACAAAGTTCAAGCGTGTTGAAGCAACAAGTTTCAACATGGTTGACGAAAGGAGCATGGAATTTCCATTCAGCTCTGAATATCCCGTGGCTCGTTACTTTGGAAACGAAATCCTGAGTCACGGCATGGAGTCTGCGAATCTTTCGCGACTCAACGATGGCGCACCGCTTCTTTATAACCATGATCCAGATCGCATGATCGGCGTTGTCGAACGTGCTTGGGTTGATGGTGAGAAGAAACGCGGTTACGCCAAGGTGCGCTTTTCGCGCAATAAATTTGCGCAAGAAGTGCTCCAAGACGTTCGCGATGGAATCCTTCGCGGCGTTTCTTTCGGCTACTCCATTGATAAAATGGAGGAGCGCGAAGACGGCCTCGTAGCTACCAATTGGTCGCCTTACGAGGTTTCGTTAGCTGTTATCCCAGCTGACCCCACTGTTGGAGTTGGACGTTCTCTTGAGACCTCTGATTCTGACGTAAACGTTGGAGTTGATCGTTCTTTAGAGGACGTTGACTCTGATATTGAAACTGCGGCTTCGACCGCATCTCCCGTAAACACAGTGACTGAAGTCATGGAAAGCACCACAACTGATGTGGAGGTGATCCGGTCCGAGGCCGTAGAGGCCGAGCGTAACCGGATTGCATCCATCAACAAACTCGGCGAGCGTCACAACCTCTCCGATCTTGCACGCGAATTGATCTCAGGCGGCCAGTCCGTTGATGAGGCTCGCGCTGCTGTCCTAGAAAAAATCGGAACTCAACCCGTGGAACACAGCATCACCGCCAACGACATCGGCCTCTCTGATAAGGAGACCCGTAGCTTCAGCTTCGTCAAAGCTCTGAACTATCTCTCTAACCAGGGTGATACTCAGGCTCGTCGCGATGCAGCATTTGAGATTGAAGTTGGCGAGGCTGCTGCCAAGCAGTACGAGCGTTCTTCAAACGGCATTGTCATTCCTAACGAAGTCCTTCGTCGCGACTTGGTTGTAGGCACACCTACAGCTGGTGGTGACTTGGTTGACGACGTGCTTCTGGCTGGATCGTTTATCGATCTGCTTCGTAACCGCCTGTCAATCGCTCAGGCTGGCGCAACGATGCTGACCGGCCTCCAGGGCAATGTGTCAATCCCCCGCCAGACTTCTGCGGCAACTGCTTACTGGGTTGGCGAGAACGCTTCTCCCACCGAGTCTCAGCAGGCCATCGATCAGGTCAACATGACACCCAAGACCGTGGGTGCATTTGTTGATTACTCAAGGCGTCTCCTGCTTCAAAGCAGCATCGACGTTGAAGGCATGGTTCGCAACGACCTTGCTCGTGTTATCGCACTGGAAATTGACCGCGCTGCTATCTACGGCACCGGCTCTTCCAACCAGCCTCAAGGCTTGACCAACGTGAGCGGTATTGGCTCCGAGACCCTTACGGGCACGGGCACCTTTACTGAGTTCATCGCAATGGAGACCGACGTTGCTGCAGGCAACGCTGACGCTGGCGCTCTTCGCTACATCGTCAACGCCACTACTCGCGGCGGCCTGAAAGGCACCAAGAAGGACGCAGGAAGCGGCGAGTTCGTCTTCGCTGATAACGAGATCAACGGCTATCCCGTGATCGTCTCAAACCAGCTTGCTTCTAACGACGCACTGTTCGGTGACTTCTCCATGTTCATCATGGGCATGTGGTCTGGCTTGGATCTCACTGTTGATCCTTACGCTGGCGCTACTGCTGGAACCGTTCGTGTCATCGCTCTTCAGGATGTTGACTTTGCTGTCAAGCAGCCTTCTGCCTTCTGCTTCGCTAGCTGAAGCTCATGAGAGTTGAAATCACAAGAAATGTGATGATCAACGGGGAGCCTGTGAAAGCAGGCTCTTTTGTTGAGGTGGATCACGTTTTAGGAACACTGTTGCTTAACAGCGACAAGGCGAAGGTC